CAACCAGAAGCTACAAACCCCATAAATGGCCCCCAGCGCGTCTGATCAAGGACGATGTACGGAAGTCACTCCCTTCCCGATCAAGCGCACCAGCAGCCACCCCAGGCCCAGCGCTCTAGCTTACACGCCGCATCCTTAGCGTCCCATCCACGACCTCCAGGACAAAGGACCAGTCCAACCTCTCTCTAGCCACATAGGCCGTGGCCGATCTAAGGCGATTGTTGGCCTCGTTCCTGGTTCTGAAAGCAATCGTGCGACCGACCTCAAACCTTGACCAGAAGCCGTCGGGTCGGATAGCCTTGGGCTTGCTTGCGGTGCCATCGGCCCTCATGCTACCCTCCAAGCGCGCCATCCTCGACCTTCAGTGCCCCACACGATGCTCCAGCCAAGGTTCTTCCGCTTGGAATATGCCCTGGCACTGGAGACCAATCGACGGAACTCTGCATGGTCAACCGACATAAACGACTGACCAACACCAAATTGCGACCAATTGGTAATGCATGGTCTCCCTTGTTTACCCGGTATTGAAGGCGCCGGTACTGAGTTTTCAAACGTTACCATCTGTTTATCTCCACTGTTCATTAAGTTGTATAGCATAAGAAATAGACAAATAAACATCGTTATGGCACTTGACAAGGGGCTGGCAGTAGGCCTACACTGCGCCTAGTTGAGCAACAGGAGCAGACCATGACGAAGCCCCGCAAGCTGACCTCGGCCCAGGAACGCAAGATCATCCACACGAACTGGGGCTACTGGGACGGCGTTGCCGATCACGCACACCAGCGCATGGCCAAGTGGTACCGCGGCGCGCACACTACCTACGGCCACTTCAATCCCGACTATGCCACCGGCTACAACATCGGCATCTTTGGTGGCGAACCCCCGCCCTACGCGGTGGTCTAGTTTTCGCTTTACCCCCACCCCAAACCGCGCTAAGATGGCGCACGACGGCTAACCAGGAGCCTAGACCATGACCAAGCATCTCTGGCAGATCAAGCACCCCTACTACTGCAACGACGGCAATTACTTTGCACGGGAAAGCGTTGAAATCGAATATGCATCGTGGGCCGATTTCCTGGAGTCGGAGGGGGATGCTGATTTTGACATGAATCTTGTGTTTCGGTGGGACTGGCGAAAGGCCGATCCTCAGGAAAAGGGCTGGGGGAACTCCACCGATGAACTCAAGATTTACTGGATGGGCCAGCGCAAGGGGGTCTATCGCTATAGCACGATTCATGTGAATGACGATGACGAGACTTCGGTGACCGAGTGGCTCACCAAGCGATGGGAGCATCTCCAATTGCTCTGGTCCGGCATCTCAGACAAGGTGCGGCCGTGACCCCCACACCGGCCTCCATTGCCCCACACCAGTCCCGCAGCGCGGCATCCACGACAGCCCGCTACGACCACCGCACCCAGTTCATCCTCAATCTCCTGGCCTCCAACACCCCCCAGGCGCTGGCCCAGGCCGCCCAATTGGTCCCGATCACCAAGTGCCCCCCGGCGATCGATCGCCACCTGAGCTCCCGCGACATTCTAGACCGGGTCTGGAACCGCGACAACCCGACAGCTTACGAGAAGCAGGTAGCCGTGGAGGTACACCCCAGACCACATCCTCGCACCTCCCCGGTAACGGGCAAGTCCTGGACCTGCCAGGCTCACCCGCGCCTGGACGAGATCAAGGTCGGCCGCACCGTAACCCAGATGCTGGCGCGGGGCGTGTTAAGGTCCGATATCGATGCCGCGGTCAGGGCTGGGTGGTTGGTGCTGACTTCTGCTTAATAGGAAGTGAAATGACCTACACACCCGGCCCATGGAAAGCGTGTCCTCCCCGCTTCGGTCATCAATTCGTTCGGCAAGACCCGAAGGATTGGGACGGCATGGGCTACCAGCACATCTGCACATTACCGCAGTCGAACAAGGGTACGCACTACGGCGAAATGTTTGAAGCGAACGCGCGCCTGATCGCCGCCGCCCCGGATTTATTGGAGACACTCAAGCATTGTGTGATTGAACGCAGCGAGTGGCTTGAAGAAGCTCGCGCTGCAATTGCCAAGGCAACTGGCGGTTAACTGAGGTTATGTCGGGATAAGCGGATTTGTAAACTATTGAAATTGCTTGTTTTAATATGTGATTAGACTTATTCGCGGATTAGCTTATTATAGCATTGTCGATTTGGGAGATAGGCTATGAGCGACAGTGAAATCGGTTGCGAGGATACAGTTTTCAAGATGGTTGGCTTCGACGGCCAAGGGCATCGACGGGTTTGGTGCTCCGACTACAGTCGGGACTTAGCCGAAACCCGCTGCAAGGATGAGGCCCGCAAGTATGTCTGGTCGCGGCCTGATGCCGGCCCACTGTCCTCTTGGACATTCGAGTGGAAGTGATGACCACCTATCGCAACGACCGGGAACTTGCCCAACTCGTCAAGGCCGCAATCGGCCACAACGGCTCACAGAAGCAATGGGCCGAAGATGTGGGCATATCGGCCGCATACCTTTCTGACTTCCTGCGGGGCAACCGTGGGGCAGGACCAGCCATCCTAAAGGCCCTCGGGTTTGAGACGTCGCCGTACTATCGGAAGGCCGAGCCATGAACCTTCCCGCCGACAAAATCCCAACCGACGCCCCGTCATTTCGGAAATGGGCCGATGCCGCCTGCGTTGATTGGCCCGGCGGACTGCAAGTACTCGCCTATCGCGCTTGGCAATGGCTGGACGGGATGAAGTTTCGGTCGGCTGCGGACCATGAGGCGTTTATGGCGGAGTATAGGAAATTCACGGGAGCGGTATGATGATCGATGTTAAAGACGGCGAATGGTTTGTCGAGCATGACTGGCGCTACCGAGTACGCAAAGCGATTCGCGTGACCAAACAGATGGTGTTTTATCTCGACGCTGATTGGAACAACAAGGAACGCCGCGTTAGACTCGACAACGTTGTATTTTCTTGCCCCGATCCGAAACTCGCCAATCTTGTCGCTGATCGTCTGGCCTCATCTGACGCACTGCGTGACGAAGAGAAACGCAGCGCAGGGGTACGATGCGTGGAACGAAATGCCAAGATTATTGCAAATGCAAAAGACGAAATAGCAGCGTGAACACGATGGACTACAGCCGCGCCAGCCGGGAGAACACCCATACCGTGCAGCGGATGCGGATGGAAAAGAGCAGCGAGAAGGTGGCGTGATATGGCAACGAAACAAGATCTTGCCCGCAAGGAAGCAAAGCGCAAGGCGGTTGTCGCCACGCTCAATGAGGCGCACGCGAGCCTCGAAATCCTTTCTGGCATGTGGGAAGAAAAAACGCTCGACGCTCTGATCTTGGCATTCGGGATCGGCCGCGTCGAACTGGACGGTTGATGCGTCGTTAGTGCCCAAATGGACCCGACCATGAGCGATTGTTGTGAGCGACCTTTCCTTCTGCGCGGGGCCTGCATGAACTGCGGGCATGGCGATACTTGCTGCGATTGCGGCAAGCCACTGGACCGAACAAAGGTCTTTGGCATGTGCCGGTCCTGCGCAGAAGGCCGCCACGCTGCTCGCCAAGCCCGCAAGATGTTGTCTCAGGTAGTTCGGGATCATAAGGAGAAACTGTCGTGAAAATCAAACTTGAAGTTGAGGTCGAGCTTTACGACTGGAAAACCCAGGGACGCATGTTCCTGCGCGAGCATGTCGCAGACCTTGATGGCGGCAAGGGCCGCAAGTTCGGCATCTTCCAATCCATCATGATCTTTTTGGTTGAGCACGAAGGGACGCGCCGAGTAGCGCAGGTCAACTTGTCTCCGCTTACGAAGGCGATGGCTGACGCCCTCTTGGAACACGCCAAAGAGATTGACGCCGAAGAAAAAACTGCCGCGTGAAACAGGCACATACACGGGGTTAACATGCAAATGGCCGAAACCGTCAACCATCCGGCCCACTACGGCGGCGCCGACAATCTATACGAGGCTATCAAGGTCATTGAGGCATGGGACCTCGGATTCTGTCTTGGCAACACGGTCAAATATATCTCGCGCGCCGGTAAGAAGGGCGACGTGATCGAGGACTTAAAAAAGGCTCGCTGGTACTTGGACCGCGAGATTGCAACGCGGGAGGCGAGCAATGGAAAAGATTGACGTTCTCGACCATGGCTATGTCCGGCTGGTCGATAGCATGGGCACCGATCTGTCGGTCGCGCGAGCGGCGCGGGTATCCTACGACGCAGCGTGGCGGGCTGCCGAGGATCGGGGCAGCGACGCCAAGTTGATCGGCTATCTCTGGCGCAATCATCACACGACGCCGTTCGAGGCAGTCACCTTCACATTCGAGATCAAGGCGCCGATTTTCGTATTCCGGCAATGGCACCGGCACAGGACATGGAGCTACAATGAATTGAGCGCCCGCTATCGCCCGCTGCCGGAAGAATTTTACCTACCAAAGCCGGATTACGTCGGCGTGCAATCGACCGACAACAAGCAGGGGCGCCATGCTGGCGGTGACGTTGCCGAGCGCCAAGAGGAAATCATTGCCCTCAAGGAAGCCTGCGCCGCGTCCTTCCGCGTCTATAACAGACTGCTCACTGCCGGATGGCCCCGCGAATTGGCGCGCTCTGTGCTGCCCGTATCGACCTACAGCCATATGTTTGCGACGGTCGATCTTTTGAACCTGCTCAAGTTCCTGACACTGCGTTGCGATGGCCATGCTCAATACGAGATCAGAGTGTATGCCGATGCGATGCGAGAACTTGTCCGGCCAATTGTGCCGGTGACGATCAAGGCGTGGGAATCATCGGTAGCCGCGCCGCTGGCCAAAGCCGGTTAACAGGACGTTAGCATGCGATTTGTAATCCGAGCGAGCTACGGCAACGACAGCGTGGCGCTGATCCAATGGGCGCGCGAGGAAGGCTTGTCGGATGTCGTAGTGCTCTATTCGGATACTGGCTGGTCACGCGCGTCCTGGGCGGCGCGCGTCGAACAGATGGAGGCGTGGGTCCGATCACTCGGCTATACCGCGGCTCGCACCCAGTCA